CTTCCGGTGACATCTCGTATTGTTTATAATCAGGAGAAGTAGGAACTAATAAACCGCCAGTGCCTTTTGCACGTTGTTTTTCTGCTTTATCTACAAACAATAAATTAGCTGGCACACCGCCACCGCCTTGATCTAAAGTATATGAAGGCCCAACTTTTTCTACATATGTGTCATAAGTTCTATGAATATCATCTGTCGTATCCATTAACCCTTTATCATAATCTGGGTAAAATCCACGATACCCTGCACTTAAAAAGTCCCTACCAATTAAATCTGGATTAGCCAACGCAACTCTAATTTGACCGATGTTAGGCACACCAGCTTTTTGTAATGCATCCTTATCTAAGCCTTTTATAAATGCTGCACGTTCTGATCCTGTTGGAATACTTGCAATATATTCTGCCATGTAATTTGGGTCTTCTACAGATTTAAAATTTTCAAACGGATAGACCGTATAGTTTTTTGTTTTTGGATTACCACTTGGTAATAATATTTCGTTACCGTTACTATCTACAACTTTTTCACTTTTAGGTACGCCAATTTTTCTAATCTTTTCGTTTATCATTGGTATTTTGTCACGGAGTATTGGGTTACTATTACTTGTCATAGCAGCCCTAAAAGCTTCACCAACAGCTTCACCTGTATGTTTTGCAAAATCACCTGACTTTTCAGCCATATTTAGAAAAGTAAAAAACGCATCGTCACTGCTTGCAGCTTCTTGCAATTGCGCTGACATTGCAGACCTTGCAGATGCATAACCGTAAATATCCATAAATTCTGCACCAGCTTGAACGTCTACTGGATTTTCCAAACGTAAATCCCCTATTTGCGTAACTGTTTTTCTAGCTGTCGGATCACCCACTAATCCCATAATAGTTTTACCAGCTAAATCATTGTAAGTTATTGGCACTGGCGGTGTCATTTCTGTTGACAATAAACCTCTACTATAATGGTCATCTATAATACTAGATCGTTGCCCTTTCATATTAGAAAAATTTGCGCCTTTACCCTCAAAATTTTGACCTGTAATTTCTCTAGATGATGGCTCGTTACCCATATTTTTTCGCAAGTCAGAACCAATCATTTCATATGCGCCACCCAAACCACTGCCCATAACAGGAACTTCACCAGGTTGCGTAAATCTTTCTACTAAATCGTCTGTAATTGCCTTTTGCGCTGGTGAGCCACCTAACAGCCCTTCCATAACGCCCTGAACAGGTGTGAGATAGCCTCTAGCAGCCAATGCAGCAGGGGTAAGAGCAAATGCCATCTCCATACCCATATCTAACGCAGCACGTTTCCTAGCCTCTGCTGTTTGCTCTGGGTCAAACACAACGCCACTTGCCGCCATGCTATCTGACATACCTTGTATTGGATTTACTTGGGCTGCAAATTCTGCTGCTGGACGTAGGTTTGGCGGTGTTAAATACTCTAATAAACCACCGACTGCATCATCTAATGCTCTGCGCCTTTTCTGCCCAGCTTCCCTTGTAAAGAAATCAAATATACTTTCAGCCACTAAAATATACTCTTTAGAAAATCAAACAAACCTCTTGCTGCACCTTCTCTACGCAATCTATTTACAGACATACCTTGCATACCAGCGTTGCCTAAAGACCTCAAAGAAGTACCATAATCACCTTCTTTAAACGCTAATTTTGCATCATTCATGTCATTGGTAACATTGTTGTAAGCTAATTGTGGATTAAACATCGCACCCATTTGACCTATTCCTACACCAGCGCGTGGGCCGTATTGCCCTATTGCTTCTGTAATCATTGGCATATCAGATAATCTGTTTGCGTTTTCTATGCTGTCTATTGCTCTACGGATTGTTTCATCGCTGTAAAAAAAACCTTCTTGGTCACTTTCATTACTTTTAAATGCGTTTTCCACATCGCCTGTTAGGTCTGCATAATGGTTTCTTAGCTCAAAAGTATCCATTACCACTTAACCCTGTTTGCCCAATATGCTGCTGACATTTTGCCTTTAGCAATATTACTGGCGTGTCTTTTTTTAAAGCTTCTTGATCTTGCTGTATCACCTTTGTCACCTGATACACCCTGTTGACCAAATCGTATTGTTTTCACCTTTTCACCTTCTTTTGCCACAACAACGTGTGATTTGGTTTTATGCTTGGGAGTACGTCTTGGTTTATTGAAGCCCTCTACACCAGCACGTTTTAATCTAGGGTCTTTTTCTTTTGGCATTACATACCTAGAGATATTGCTAATTCATTATATTTTTGCTGCACTCTTGCCATTTTTTCTTCTCTTGGCATCGTGCTGTTATACGTTGGGTTTTCAGACGCTACTAAATTTTGTGCCATAGAAAGCAATTCATCTTGCGCTGCTGTTGTTTTTGCAGTGTTTAAAGCTGATGCTACATCTGCAACCTTATTTGCTGGTGCATTTGCTGTTCCATAACCCATTGCTGAAACTGAAGGGTTATCGCTTCTTGCAAACAAAGAGCTTCCCATAGGATCATTAATTTCCATCATCCGTTCCGCATCATAAGTTGATGTAGGCATTACTCTGGGTTTAGGTTTTATAGTTGCTTCCATAGGTGCGCCATATCCAACCGTTTGACCCATGTCACGACCAGCTACTGCATTTGCAAGGTTTGCTAAGAAACTAATTAGACCACCACCCTCATAACGCCCACCACGTGCCATAGGGCCACCACCGTCAAACATATCGTTCATATCACGGTATTTGCCCATACTAGAGCCAGAAAGCAATCCTTGACGCCCTGGCTCACCAAAACCACTAGATTGCCTGTATTGCGCTTCTCGCGCACCACCTTGCGTTCTGCCTAATGTTTTTGCTGTTCTATCATAGTAATCTTCGTCACGGTCTTTTAATCCAAGACCCATAGACAAATCATCAAGCAAGCCCATTACTTTTTCTTACCGCCTTTTTTCTTGCCACCTTTTTTCATACCGCCTTTATGTCCATATCCTGGCATTATTTTTTCCCCTTTTTCTTTTTTGGTTTCTTAGCTGTCTTTTCAGCTTGTTTAAATGCTTTATCAGTAGGCGCACCTTTTGCACCCTTCTTACGCATTTTCTCGCCACTACCAGCTTTAATGCGAGCCTTTTTATCTGCTATGTTGGAATAAAGTCCACGCTTTGCCATTATCCCCCCCAGAACGTAGCAGTTACAATTCTAACGCCTGTAGCAATAACACTAATGTTATCTGCTGGTGTAACGATGATATTAGTTCCATTCGGATCACCAACGCGAGATGCAGAACCATTACTTATATCTGCTGCTGGTTTAGCGGCTGCTGCTCTAGTGTTAAAGTAAAACTCTCCATCTGCTGTAAGAGTACAAAACTTTGCACCAGCAGGAACTGCAATACTCTCTGCTGTATTTGCTGCTAATACTCTGGCATCAACATAATCTGTTTCTGGTAGGAAGTTATCGCTAATTTGTCCATAAGCGTCAGTAGGTTGTACAAAAGGTAACATAAGGTTCTCCGCAAGTTTTGATGCACCTTATCACACTAAGCTATTCCACGCAAATTTCTTTTTATGGGCTCGCCCCATTCTTGCACTTCCTTACGCCCTACAGACATATATCTAAAGCTATCGGCTGCATGTGATGTCCAATCATGCAATGGTCTACCACGCCATGATTTGTTTTTTTCGTCAAATTCTCTGCGATATTGCCGTAATGCTTCTATGCCACGCCCACACTTTTCTTCATCAAACCAACAACGATTAAGCATAGAACGTGCTGATTGTATTCCATCATCTATAGATAGTTTAGGAGCTATAGATATGTTGTTAACACCTAGAGCGTCTAATGTTTCTAATCTGCTTTTACCTGTACCAAGCTCTTTAACTTTTACATCATGCGGTAATATATGCTCTTTGTAGTGATAACCCTTTTCATCTAGCACCTTTGCATAGTGGTCTAAACCAACACCTGACATTTCATAAAAGTCTATTATTCTTACTTCTTGCCCTACAAATTGAGCAAACCATAATGACGTACTATCGCCTATTCCTAAATCCCAAGAGACTGTTACACCAACACTAGGATCATATGGCACTTTTGTAATACGTTTATCCTGGGTAGCTGTTTTCATCTCCATTGCGTAATATGCGCCCTGAATAGCAGCCTCAAAACTACATTCAAATTCTTGCTCATAGCGATCTTCGCCCATTGCTGCTTTAGCTTCTTTTAACTCATCCTTGT